TCAAGACGCCTGAAGAGCCTTGCGCTGACCGGCCGGAAAAATCCGCCATTGCCCGGCCCGCACCACCGCCTGAACTTCGGCGGCCCATTCCAGATACACATTCCTGATCATTTCGGCGTTGTGGCTTTCGAGGTCGAAAGCATCCGGCTTCGAGCCCCTGCGGATGCGCTTCAGAAAGCGCCTGCCGTCTGTCGTGCGCACGGCCGCCTCCCATCCGATGATCCGCTCGGCCTCCGACGCCTCGTGCCAGCATAGGATCACATCGCCCGGATCGTAGCGCGGCGACATGCTATCTCCCTCGACTTCGAAGGCAAAAGCCGTTGCCGGGATGGGGAAGGGCACCTCGATTTCGTAAAGGCCTTCAGGTGGGATCTGCTCGACCTCCGGCAGGATCTCGGCCCCGGCACCGATACGCCCGACGACTTTCACAGTGCGGTTCGGCGGCGGGCTGCCGCTGCCTTCCAGAAGCCAGGCCGCCGTCGTCTGAAGCACGGGCGCCAGAGCACTCAGGGTCTCGGTGGTGATGCCACGCCGGTCGCCATTCTTCAGGGCGCGCTTGAGATTGCGGATGGCATCCGGCTTATGCGCAGCCAGAGAGGCAGCGTGAGCCGAAAGCCCGAGAGCGGCGAGCCGCTCCTCTATTCGCGAAAGCACAATCTCCATATCCATTCCGGTAGAATGACCGAATACTTCAGCTTATGCATCCGGTAAAATAACCGTTGACTGATTAGGTAATTTTACCTAAGAACATAACATGAACATTATAGAACTCCCCACTCCTCAGACAAGCCATTTCGAGCTTGCTCCCAAAACGCGCTGGACAGCCGAGCGGATCGCCCGGCTGGGTTTTCTCATCGGTCTTGGCTGGGACGCGAAACGTGTCGCCGAAGACCCGCTGATCGTCTCGACGGCCAATAATGTGCACCGGCAGGCGCAGCGCTTCGGGCTGGCCTTTCGGGCGGTTCCGGCCTCGCCGTTCCGCCTTCCGCCTGAGGCCAACGAGCTATACGATATGGCCGCCACGAAACGCGGGCTCACGCGCGAAGCGCTCATGCGCATGCTGCTGATCGTGACGGCGGAAGATCCTTCGCTCATCGACAATATTCTCGACGATGGAGCTTGAAGGTGAGCGCGCATGGTTTCGCCGGAGATGCCCCGGCCTTTTTTCAGCAGCCCTCCAACGCCAAAAGCTTCGCCTGGACGGCCGATGAGGTGGGCGCCAGGCTCATCAAGGCGTTTCAGGTGCTCGATCGCCTGCCGCGCGTGAAAGGCCCGCGGGCGCCCGGTGGCCATTGGGTGCGCCACGCGATCGAATGGGCCGACCAACTGGCCCAAGCCGAACTGCCCGAAGCAGAACGCGAAGAGCGCGCCGAGCGGCGTAACCGCGATTTGCTGCGGCCTACGGGTGCGGATATCGAGGAGATGGACCGCGTACTCGAATGGCTGCGCGATCTGCGCGAAGCCGATCCGGGCCTCGCCCTCGTGGCCAGTCTCTGGGCCTATCGCGCGGCGCGCCACAAGTCGATCAAGGCGCTGTGCGCAGAGCGCCACTGGGCGCCGCATACATTTTATCGCAAGCGCGCCAAGGCGCTCGATTATCTCGCAAACCTTTTGACGACGCGCGGTACGGCGGTCTTTTAAAACATTGGCGCTTGGCGAGCTTGCCAAGCCAGATAGTCTCTTTCAAGCCCGGCATTTGCCGGGCTTTTTGTTATGCGCGTTGCGGCGCTCTTTGGGCACTGGCCTTGGAGAGCATCTCGTAATCGGCATGAGACATCCTCGGCCTGCAAACTGGTTTTGTTGGCTATCGAGCACTCTGCGCGATGGATTGACGTGCAACAAAATGTGAGGCCTATATACGCGCATGCAGCGGCCATATTATGCCTTGCTGCAGACACTCCACTTCCTAAAAGATTCGGATCTGAATGTTGCAGAGTTTATTGCAGTGCAATGATCCATTCGAATTTTGTAAGAATGCGAAACATGCCTGCGTGTCGTTGCATTGACCTGCAACAGATTGCGAGCGATATATACGCGCATGCAGCGGGCGCATCATGCGCATTCGAAACGAGCTGACATTGAAATGCTGCGGAGGTTTGATCCTCTGCTCACCATACCCGTCTTACTAGGAAAATTTATGATCTGCTTCAGTCCGGAGCAGGAGGCGGCTCGCTGTCTCCTCGAAGGTCGACAAAGATTTACATGCCTGGCCGGAGGAACGCGCTCCGGAAAAACATTTCTCATTGTGCGCGCCATTGTCGAGCGGGCTTTGAAGGCTCGCTATTCACGTCATGCGATTTTGCGGTTTCACGCCAATGCGGCGCGGGCATCGATCGCGCTTGATACTTTGCCGACCGTCATGCGGCTTTGCTTTCCGGGTGAAATCCTCAAAGAGCATCGCCAGGATCGCTTTTTCGAATTTCGAAACGGCGCGCAGATCTGGATCGGCGGCCTCGACGATAAGGATCGCGTCGAGAAAATTCTGGGTCTTGAATATTCCACGGTATTTTTAAATGAAGCCTCGCAGATTCCTTATGCTTCGGCCTTGATTGCCTTCACGCGGCTTGCTGCTGTGACCGATGGTCTTTCGCAATGCGGATTTGTCGATCTCAACCCGACTCTAAAGACGCATTGGACGAACATGCTGTTTGGCGACAAGCGCGATCCCGTTTCGCGAAAGCCATTGAACGATCCGGAAAACTACGCGCGCGCCTTTTTAAATCCGCGTCATAACGAAGCCAATTTGTTGAAGGAATTTCTGGCGAGCCTTGCGAATTTGCCGGAGCGCCAGAGAAAGCGCTTTTACGAAGGCCTTTATGTCGATGATAGCGACGATGCGCTTTGGACTTACGAAATCATTGAAAGCAATCGTTGTCTGCCAGACGCTATTCTCGAAGACGATCGCCGTGCTGTTGTTGTGGCGCTCGATCCTTCGGGAGCGTCTGGCAGTCACGATTTCGACAGCGACGAAATCGGTATCATCATCGCCGCGCGTGGCGTGAGCGACGATTGTTATATTTTGGCGGACAGATCATGCCGGGATTCACCGGCTGCCTGGGGACGGCGTGCTGTCGTTGCCTATCACGAATTCAAAGCGGATTGCATCGTTGCTGAATCCAACTTCGGCGGCGAAATGGTCCGCGCGACCATACAAGCGGCCGACCCGAATGTTCCCGTTCGTCTCGTCACCGCGAGCCGCGGCAAGGCGGTGCGCGCGGAGCCGATATCCGTGCGTTACGCGCAACGTCAGGTCCATCATGTGGGCCGGTTCGAGAAGCTCGAGGATCAGCTCTGTGCCTTCACTGGCGCAGGTTACATGGGGCCAGGCAGCCCCGATCACGCGGATGCGGCGATCTGGGCGCTCACATATCTTTTCGGCCAGGATGATGGAACCGCCATCATCGAATTTTATCGGCGCGAAGCGCAACGCCACTCATAAGCGACAGGATTCAAGCGATGAATGATCGTGCCGCGGGTTATAAAAGTTGGAGCCTGAGCCCGACGGACCTGCGTATCTCTTATGCGTCTTTTAAAAACGACGATTCATGGTTTGGCCCGCTCGAACCGATGAAGCCTTTGGCACCGCCCGAAGTGATCGGGCGACAATGGGATTTTCCGTCCGGCTATAATCTCAATACGACGTCGCGGCCCTACGAGGCGATTTCGTTCAATGTTCTTCGCGGCCTTGCGGATAGCTATGATCTCTTGCGTCTCGTCATCGAGACCCGAAAGGATCAGGTCGCGCGGCTCGGCTGGTCTGTCCGTAAAAGATACAAGAAAGCGCTTCAGAATGATGACGCCGAACGTATTGCGCAGATCTGCGGGTTTCTCCGCCGCCCCGACGGTCAGCATGGTTTTGCTGATTGGATGCGGCTCATCCTCGAAGATCTCTTCGTTATCGATGCTCCAGCACTTTATGCGCAACGCAATCGTGCAGGGCAGCTCATTGCTCTGCATCCGATCGATGGCGCGACGATCAAGCCGATCATCGATGATTGGGGCCGTGTTCCGCAGCCTTATGCGGACGGTGGTCAGATGGTTTATCCGGCTGCCTACCAGCAGATTCTGAAAGGCTATCCCGCTGTCGATTATGCCGCGAGCGATCTCATCTATCGCCCGCGCAACATTCGCACCAATCGCGTCTATGGTTTCAGCCCGGTCGAACAGATTGTCACGACTGTCAATATAGCGCTGCGCCGGCAGATCTTTCTGCTCGACTATTTCACGGAAGGCAATATTCCCGACAGTCTTATCGGAGTTCCGGAAAACTGGACGCCGGATCAGATATCGACGTACCAGAAATATTGGGACACTTATTTCGATGGCGATCTCGGTCGCCGCCGCAAAGCGAAATTCGTCCCGGGCGGTGTCGCGAAAACCTTTTTGCAGACGAAAGAACCATCGCTCACGGGGCCATTCGATGAATGGCTTGCGCGGCTGATCTGTTTTGCATTTTCGATCTCGCCGCAAGGCCTCGTGCAGCAACTCAATCGCGCGACGGCCGAAACACAGAAACAGCTTGCACAGGAAGAGGGCCTTCTTCCTGTTCTGGGCTGGGCAAAAAATCTCATTGACGATGTTTTATCCGATGAGTTTGCAGCTGCCGATCTTGAGTTCGTCTGGGATTTCGATCCGGAGCTTGATCCCGCGACACAGGAAACGGTTCTCTCCGGATATACGTCCAAGGGCATTCTGACGATCAACGAGGCGCGCGCGATCCTGGGCCATGGTTCATTGCCGGATGCGATGGCTGATCGGGCCATGGTGCTCACGGCTGCAGGCTATGTGCCGCTGCCTTCTGACGAAGCCTCGTCGGCAAGTCTCTAACACATACATGTTTAACAGAGGAGGAATCATGCCTGCTTTCGGCATGGTCATACCCATTACAAAAGTAGATTCCGTTCAGAGGCTTGTCTACGGGCTGGCGACGGCTGAAGTCGAAGATCGAAGCGGCGAGATTTGCGACTATGAATCGACCAAGCCTCACTATGAGAAATGGTCGGATGATATCGCCAAGTCGAGCGGCGGCAAATCGCTCGGAAATTTGCGAGCCATGCATGGAACGGTGGCTGCGGGAAAGGTCACCGCGCTCACCTTCAACGACGACGCCAGGCAGATCGAAATCTGTGCGAAGGTCGTCGACGATGCAGAGTGGGAAAAAGTCGAAGAGGGCGTCTATACCGGCTTCTCGCAAGGCGGGACTTATGTCCGGCGCTGGACCGATGACACTGGTTTGACGCGCTACACGGCATCGCCCAGCGAAATTTCGCTTGTCGATCTTCCTTGCTTGCCGCAGGCTTGTTTCGAGATGATCAAGGCCGATGGCACCAGTGAGTGGCGCTCCTTCACTCGGGTCCACTCAGCGCTTGATGCAACGGATGCGGATCTCGATCCCGACAAAGTCCAGGCACTGCACGATAAATGCGTTGCGCTTGGCGCGACATGTCAGGTGCCGATGAAAGCGCAGCCTAGCGTTGATCTTCACAAGCAGTTCGATGCCTTGAGCGCAACGCTCGCCGACATTCTCTCGCGTGTGAAAAAGATCGAAGCGCAGCCGATTCCTTTGCCGATTTCCGGCCGTCCGCGCGCTGTTTCGAAGCAGGAGGATGGCTACCCTCAAGCGGATGAGAATGCCTTGATTGAGAAGCTGCTTGGCGATCCTCAGGCTTTGTCGCTTCTCGCCATCAAGCTCGCTCAGCGGCGTGGCAAAACTGCATAAATCATTTCTCGACTTGATCACTTGAGACAAGCGGCATCTGGAAACGGATTGCCGTTTTTCTTTTGCCCGCATTTACTGGAGACATTTTATAATGATGCTTAATACGACCGCTGATGACGTGCTCGATCGTCTGAAGTCGGCACAGCAGCGCCCGCTCGGTGATCCGCGTTTCGAGGGATTGCTCGGCCTCGAGAAGAGCACTTTTTCGCAGGCGAATAGCGCGACGTCTGGTCTGACTTTTTATGATCTCGATGTCGGCGCGAAATTTCTTTATCCGGTGCTGACGCCGCTTCGCAACGCGATCCCGCGCGTGTCCGGTAAAGGTGGTATCCAGGCCGCTTGGAGAGCCATCACGGCCATCAACACCTCGGGCCTTCGCTTCGGCGTTTCTGCTGCCAATCGCGGTGGTGTGATGGCTGTCACGACGCAGGATTATACGGCCTCTTACAAAGGCATCGGCATCGAAACGAGCGTTGATTTCGAAGCGCAATATGCTGGGCAGGGCTTTGACGATCTTCGCGCGATTGGCGCAAAGACCGGCCTTGAAGCGCTGATGCTGGGCGAAGAGGCCATGATTCTCGGAGGCAACAGCTCGCTTGCATTGGGCACGACGCCGACGCCGACATTGAGCGATTCCGTGACGGGTGGTTCACTCGCGGCAAACACAGCTGTCAGCGTGATCTGCGTTGCACTGACACTTGATGCTGTGATGAATGCGACGCTGGCGGGCGGCATTCAAGGCCAGATCACGCGCACCAATGCGGATGGTACGACCGACACATTCGGTGGTGGTGCGGCGAAGAAGTCCAGCAATGCAACGCTCACGACAGCCAATGATGGTAATGCAACGCATGGCATCAAGGGCACCGTTGCCGCGGTTTCAGGTGCGATGGGCTATGCGTGGTTTTGGGGCGCCGCTGGTTCAGAATTGCTAGGCGCGATCACGAACATCAATTCGATCATCATCACTGCGACGGCAACCGGAACGCAGACGGCGGCTTCGCTCGGCACAGCGGATAATTCGCAGAACACGCTCGCCTTCGATGGTCTTCTCTATCAGGCATTGAAGTCCGGCTCCGGTGCGACGATCCTTTCCATGCCGCAAGGTGTGGCCGGTGCCGGAACACCTCTGACGTCGGATGGCGCGGGTGGTGTCGTCGAGATCGATGCCGTGCTCAAGGCCATGTGGGACAATTATCGTCTCTCGCCCGATACGATCTGGGTCAGTTCGCAGGAAGCGCTGAATATTTCGAAGAAGATCGTCGCAGGCTCGGCGACATCGGCGCAGCATTTCGTGATGGAAGCCGCGCAGGATCTGATCGGTGGCGGCATCATGGTTCGCACTTATCTCAATCGGTTCTCGATGCAGGGCGGTAGCGTCATCGATATCAAGGTGCATCCGAACATGCCCGCCGGTACGCTGCTGATGACGACCAGCATGCTGCCCTATCCGCTAGCGGGTGTCGGCAATGTCATGCAGATTCGCACGCGCCAGGACTATTATCAGATCGAGTGGCCTCTGCGCTCTCGGCGCTACGAATATGGCGTCTATGCCGACGAAGTTCTGCAGAACTATTTTCCGCCTTCCCTCGCTGTCATCACGAATATTGGTAATGGCTGATGAGGAGGGGCGATGAAATTACGTGCTCCGACAGAATGCCGCTCCGTTTTTTTTGATGGAGCATCGATCGTCATCGATGCGAAGGGTTGTATCGAAGTCGATAAGACCGTCGCCGAGATCTTGATCGCTCATGGCTTCGAGCTTCTAGATGAGCAGATCTCAGAAAGTGAAGCTGAGTCTTCCATTGATGTTACTTCATTGAGTCGCAAGGAGCTCTTTCAATTTCTGAAAGAGCATAACGTCTCCATTTCACTTCCGATTACCAATGAAGTCTTGAGAAATCGTGCGGTGTGCTTGCTTCAAAACCAGCGGTCTGAAACGAGGAGACCTCGGTGACGTCCTCCTATGATTTGGTGACTTTGAGCGATTTAAAAGGCTGGCTTGGAATCGAGGGCGCTGACGATGATGATTTACTATCGGCTTTGATCAGTCAGATCAGCCGGGGAATTCTCAATTATCTCAACCGGCCGTCGCTTGTTCCAACAACTTATATGGACGTCATCGATGGTACGAACAAGGCTTCGGTCCTGCTTCGCTATTGGCCGGTCCAGTCGATATCGTCCTGCGTGATAGACGACAGGAGCATTCCACGCTCACTGTCCTTTTCTCAAACGGGCTTTGTCTTGGAACCACCCGGGTTTTCGCCGCCGGGATCGATGCAGCGTCTATCCTTGCGGCATGATGTTTTTCATCAGGGTGTGCAAAATATTACGATATCTTATTTTGCGGGTTATCAGTTTACCGAAACCTTTTCTGTGCCCGAGACTGCGCCATTCTCGATCACGCTGGATGCGTCTTTGGGCATGCCCTGCAGTAACATTGCGGTTATTGACTCCAACGGTCGCACGTTGAGCCTTGCTGCTCAGGACCCCGACGCTGGCCAATACACCATCGCATCTCAAACCTATTCCTTCAATGCGGCTGATGCTGGCCTCATGGTCGATATAACCTATGGCTATGTGCCCGCAGATATTGCGATGGCAGCCAAAGAATGGGCAGCGGAACGATATTCTTATCGTTCGCGTATCGGACAATCGTCAAAATCGCTTGGAGGTCAAGAAACTGTGGCCTTCATCGTCAAAGACATTCCCGATTTCGTCGCACGTATTCTCCAACCCTATCGTTGCGTGGTGACGCCATGATAGATCCCGATGTTCTGAAGCAGAACGTGGAAAATAAGGTTGCAGAGCTCACTGAAAGATTGAAAGCGCGCGTCACCGATAAGCTTTCAGGAGCTCTGCTTCAGAGGCGATCCGGACGTTTGCTCGCATCAATTGAAAGCGACTTTCAATATGACGATGATGATCTGACGGGGTCCGTCTCCAGCATTGACGTGCCTTATGCCGGGATCTTGGAATATGGCGGCAAGACTTCAGCTCATGAGATTGTCGCCGTAAAAGCCAAAGCCCTGAGTTTCATGGTGGGCGGCGGGAGACGATTTGCACTGTCAGTCCATCATCCCGGATCCCAGATTCCCCGTTTCGGCTTTCTGTCAAACTCGCTTTCTGAACTTCACGGCGAGATCGTTTCCAAACTGACGGACGTCGTATTTGGTACGCTGACACGAGGTTGATCATGGTACGGCGCGAAGACGCTTTAGAAGCTTTGGAGAGTCTTCTCCAAAATGCTTATTCCTGGAAGACGGGCCCGCTGCGGCGATTGAAATTGTGGAGCGATGTGCCGCTGACGGCTCGACCGGCCTGTTATCTTTATGAAGGTGGTTCGGAAACTTACTCTTGGGAGATCGCGGCGCAAGCCAAACGCTGCCTGGATATCAAGCTGTTCGTTTATCTGAATGCCAAAGACCCAAACAGTATCGGCGCTTCGATGATCAATGATGTGCTTGACGCCATCGATCTTTGTTTCGCGCTGGATGGTTCCGATCAGAGCCTCGGGCGCAAGACATTGGGTGGATTGGTTTACAACTGTCGAATTGACGGAAAAGTCTTGAAAGATCCCGGCGATCTTGACGGCGATGCGCTTCTCATTCTGCCGATTAAAATCATTTTGCCATAGATCTTCGAAGGGAGATTATTTATGTTCAGTTTCGGATCTGGCGTGTTGCTTGGGACGCGCACCGATGTGCCAAATGCTACGCCTATGAACTTCGGTCTTGTCCAGGAAGTGACGATCGAAGAAAGTGCCACGATCAAGGAAATTTACGGCCAATATCAATATCCGCTCGTCGGTGCGCGCGGTTCGATTAAAACGACAGGCAAAGCCAAGGTTGCTCGCATTTCTGGAATGACACTGGCCAATCTCTTTTACGGTGTCACGCCGACGACTGGTCAAATTACGACCTCCTTTGCGGAGCCGGCTGCTGTCCCGGCGACTTCATCATATTCCGTGTCTCCCACGCATCTTTCGAGTTTCGATACGGATCAGGGTGTCATCTATGCTGCGACTGGCCTGCCGCTGACGAAGGTCTCGTCATCGCCGACCGTCGGGCAATATTCTGTTTCTGCGGGGGGCTATACATTTTCGGCAGACGATGCTGGAAAGAACGTTCTTCTTACTTATACCTACACACAAAGTGGCACGGGCCAGAAGGTCTCTGTCGTGAACACTCTCCTTGGTACGACGCCAACTTTTCAGGCTGTTTTCTATACTGTGTTCCAAGGCCAGTCCGTCTCGCTGAAGCTCAATAATTGTGTTTCGAGCAAGCTGAGTTTTCAGACCAAGCTCGAAGATTTTACCATGCCTGAATTCGACTTTTCCTGCTTCGCTGATGCCGCCGGAAATGTCATGACCTGGTCGTTCTCGGAGCTTTCCTGATGCGTCCAAATCCGGAACTGATCAGACTCGGCGATAGTGAATGGCGCCTACGTCCGTTGACTATCGCGCAGGTACGCGAAATTGAGCCGATCTTGATGGGGCCGGTCGATCAAACGAATAATCTCGAAACGGCGATAAGGATCATTTCGGTCGCCTTGTCGCGTGACCACGGCGTCGCTGCCACTTCTTTGAACGATGTAGAGGCCACGGCTGGTGAAATCAGCAAGGCGATGGCTGTGGTTCTGCAGCTTGGTGGTTTCATCGATGATGGCGCTGCCATGGGGGAAGCGGATGCGGGCAGGAACGGGACAAGCCTGCCCGCATAAACTTCGACCTTATTTATGCGCGTCTGATGACCGGCTGTCATTTTACGCCTGCTCAAATCGATGAGCTTACGATTTTCGATGTCGAAATGCTCTTTAAATATTGGATCGAATTTCCGCCCGCGCATGAAATTTTGAAATGCGTTTACGGCGTGAAATCCGCACAAAAAAACTCGATCCCCTCGCGGTCCAATGCAGATCCAAGCGGGATAGGTGCGTTGATCGCTCGTTTTCCAAGCGGGCTCGTCCGCTAGTTATTCTTGACAACACAACATCGGTGAAACCATGTCGGATGACGTTACGGTCAAATTCAATGCCGATATTTCGAATCTGCAAAGTGGGTTGCAGCAAGCTTCAACAGGCCTGCAAGCGACAAACACAATGCTCTCGAGCAGCGCGGCGCAATTCGCCAGCAGTTTCCAGGCAATAGGCCAGGCTGTTTCCAATGGATTGGCAAAGCAGGTTTCCGACAGTCGGGCATCGAGCGACGAGATATTACAGATTGCGCGTATCGGTGCCCGCGAACAATTCGACATCACGAATAATAATATAAAACAGCAAAGCTCGGCGGTTCGTGAAAGCGCGCAATTATCGCAAATCTCTCACGATGAAGAATTGTCACGTCTACTGGCTCTTGAGCAAGCTCGTGAAGTCTCCGAAGAAAATTATCTGCGTACCGTTCGCGACACCTATACGCAGGGGAGCGTCGCTTTCACCGACAATCAGCGCAAGATCGATGAGCTAGCGAGTCAGAGCGCGCTTCGGCGGCAGGAGATCGAGCGCAGCGTGACGCGCGAGATTTTCAATGATTATCGTCAGAGCTTCGATCAGATTGCTTCAAGTCTGTCGAGTTCGATCATGCAAATGATACGCGGCCAGCAATCCTTTGGTCAGGCAGCTCGCACTGTTGCTCTGTCTATCGTTCAAAGCTTCATTCAGGCGCGGCTTCGATCGGTTGCCGATTGGGCGGCAGGTCAATTGGCGCAAGTCGCGGCGACCAATGCGGCTGAGACGGCGAAAACGGCGGCGGTGACTGCTGGCGAAACGACACGGACGAGCGCTGTTTCCGCCGGAGCGGCCGCCTCAAGTTCGATTACTTTCGGCTCCATGATTTCGCAAATATTGGCATCGGCGAAAGAGACATTCGCCGGCATATTCGGGTTCCTGTCTCCTTTGATGGGCCCCGCTGCCGCTGGGCCGGCTGCGGCAGGTGAAGCTGTTGTGGCCGGCATGGCGAGCTTTGCCGTTGGCTCCTGGGCTTTGCCCTCCGACATGATTGCGCAGGTTCATGCTGGTGAAATGATCGTGCCTGCGTCTGCGACACCCTGGGCACAATCGCTCATGTCGAATGCCGCCGGTTCGAACTCGGGAAACGTCACGGTCAATCACGCGACGCATTTCAACATAACCGCTCTTGATTCGAAGGATGTATCTCGATGGATTCAAAGCAACGGCAAGACAATCATGAAAACCGTCAATGAAGGCGTTCGATTAGGCACGCATCTGGGTTTCAAACGGTTGCAAAGCTGAGAGACAATGTCTTTTCTCAAAGGCGTTACATTACTGCCATCGACCGGCGAATTTACATATGATCCGACTGCCTATAAGGGCCGCAGAATTACCGAAGCCAGTTTGCAAGCCATCAATCTCTACGCAAGCGATGGATCGGGAGATCGAACCGACTTTTCGATTGCTATTGATCAGTTGCGTACTCAATTTCCGGATTGTGAAACGATTGGCGTTGTTGTCTCCTGGTTTGGCTCGTCGACCAATGCTTCAGTCTGCTCGATATATCCATCTACGACGTACATAGGCGGGACTTTCGAAAACGAAAGCGGCATTACAGACTTCTGGAGATGCTCTGGATTAACGCAAATGAGCGATGGCCTCATTTCACTTCCGAAAAGTGGTGACTCCTTCATTTATGGAGGGACGCCATCGGATCAATCAATCGTGCGGTGTCTGCAAAATCTGAAGACGAGGGGATACCGTGTCGTCTTCTATCCGTTTATCTTGATGACGGCATCGGGCTTTCCGTGGCGCGGAAGAATCACGATGGATGGGGATGATGTTTCGGCAGAGATAAGCTCCGCCATTTCGGCGTTTTTGGGGACTGCAGCACGTGCCGATTTCACGCGTGACGCTGATAATCTGACGGTCTCTTATAGCGGTCCATCGACAGATTACACCTACCGGCGAATGATTTTGCATTACGCGAATTTATGCGTTCTTGCAGGAGGCGTGGATCTGTTTCTCCTCGGCTCGGAATTGCGAGGCCTCGAAACCCTGAGAGGTCCTTCATGGACGAAGGAGGGTGCATCGCAAAGCGATGGCAGTGTCAGATGGGATTATCCTTTCGTTGATAGCCTCATCGCTCTCGCAGCCGATGTGAGAGCGATTTTCGATGATGCGTCGCTGCCGAAAGACAAGACAGCATTGAAAAATCTTATCTCTTATTCAGGCGACTGGTCTGTGTGGATGGGTGTTCAACATGCCGGTGCAAATGGTCAATGGCCGCACCTCGATCAATTATATGCAGATGAAAATATCGATCTTGTTTGCTTCGATAATTATCTGCCGCTGTCCGACTGGACGACAGGCGGTAATGGTCTCGATATCATTCATTGGAGCGACGAACGGCCCGATATTGCAAATTGGCCTCCCTCTTCATCGCATATGAACGGCCTTGGCCTTTCGGGGCAGCCGAGTCTTCATAATATCGATTATCTAAAAGCCAACATCGAAGGCGGTGAAAAATTCAACTGGTTCTACGTGAACAGTGAAAATGGCGGGCGTGGATTTGATCCGAATGCTTCTGATCTTCGAATCTCCTTGCCCACCGGAGATCGGCTGACGCAAGACCGCCAAGCCTATTATAAGGATCAAGAATTACTCGCTAACAAGCAGATTCGCTGGTGGTGGAACAATCAGCACAAAGCAGTCTATGACACGAGCGATGGAAACGGTTGGATCCCCTGCGGCGGTTTTACCCGATGGCAGGCACAATCAAAATCGATTGCATTCATTGAATATGGCGTTGCAGCCTGCGACAAAGCAACGAACCAGCCTAACGTTTTTTATGATCCGAAGTCATCGGAGAGTTTCACAGCCTATTGGTCTATCTGGGATCGGACGTCGAGCGGTTATAGCCCACGGCAAGATTACGAACTGCAACTTCTGTATCTGCGGGCTATGTATGAATATTGGGTTGATGATGGAAAGAACGAGATT